GAGTTGGATAACACAGCAAGAGAAAAACTTTTGAAAGCTGCTGCAGTTTATCAACTACCAGATTTTTCTGTGATTGGTAAAGCAGGAGTGATTAAACTTGTTGTTCGTGATAAGAAGAATGACACTTCTAATGAATTCGCTATTGTTGTTGGTGAAACTGATTTAGAATTCACATATAATTTTAAGGTGGAAAACATTAAAATTATTCCAGGTTCTTATGAAGTGGTAATTTCTTCTAAATTGTTATCTGAATTTACCAATAGCAAAAATAATTTGAAGTATTATATTGCTCTGGAACCAAACTAAGAGTTAAAATACAAAAATGAAAGTAGGTGAGGTTTGATTATGAGTGATTTTATTTGGGTTGAGAAATATCGACCTAAAACTATTGAAGAATGTATTCTCCCAGAGTCTACTAAAAAGACCTTTCAGGAATTTCTAAATAAAGGAGAAATTCCTAACATGTTGCTTGCTGGTCCTCCAGGTATTGGTAAGACCACAGTGGCAAAGGCATTGTGTAATGAACTTGGAGTAGATGTTTATGTCATCAATGGATCCGATGAAGGTCGATTCCTCGATACTGTCCGAAACAATGCGAAAAACTTTGCTTCGACCGTCTCACTTACGTCTGATGCTAAACACAAAGTCATCATCATTGATGAAGCAGATAACACATCCAATGATGTACAACTCCTCTTACGGGCGTTTATTGAGGAGTTTGCTGGTAACTGCAGATTCATCTTCACCTGTAACTACAAAAACAAAATCCTCGAACCACTGCACTCCCGAACCACAGTGGTTGAATTTGGAATTAAGGGAAAAGAAAGAACGGCAATTGCAGCAGCATTCTTTAAGCGGCTCCAATACATCTTGGATATTGAGGGAGTACAATACGACAACAAAGTACTTGTTGAACTCATCAACAAACACTTCCCGGACTGGAGACGGGTTCTCAATGAATGTCAAAGGTATTCGGTCAGTGGTAAAATCGATGCAGGCATTCTTTCAACGTTCTCTGACGTAGCAGTAAATGATCTCATTAAAAACCTTAAGGAGAAAAACTTTCCTCAAGTACGTAAATGGGTCGTTTCTAATTTGGATAATGACACCACTGTACTTATGCGTCGTATTTACGATGCTCTTTATAATGCCCTTGAAAACAATAGTGTTCCTGCTGCTGTGCTTGTGCTTGCTAAGTATCAGTATCAGGCTGCCTTCGTAGCAGATCAAGAAATAAACATGCTTGCATGTCTAACTGAAATTATGGTGGATTGTAACTTCAAATGAATACAAATAAAGAAAAACTAAGAGCACAAGTTAAGTCTAGGTTCTATTATGTGTTCTGGGGTGCTGCAACCATTGCAGTCGTCTTTGGTCAATTTTATGTTGGTTCAGGATATCGTCTTCTTCATGAAGATATGAGAGAACTACTTAATAAAGTAGATGGAATAATCCTTCACAGTGATCACACAGATGTAGGTGTATTTTGAATTTATTTAAAATTGATTACAAATCTCTTACTGAACCAAGAGTAAAAACTACTCCAGAAAATGTAGCAGAAGCAAATGAGGCATTGTTCAACTGCACAATGACTTTACCTGCTGCTGCAAAACATTGTGGAATGACTCATAAAGAAATGAAGTTAACCTTCTGGGAATATTTGAAATATCATCCGATTACTTATCATGTTGAAACTGAAGAAAGTCCTGGAGATTGATAATCTCTCTCGTCTATTTTCTACTTTGAAAACTCCTAACGATCCTACAAGCTACTTTCGTCTAGGAGTTGCAATTGAAAAGTCCTTAGAATATTTCAGTAACGGACATCTGCAAAGAGTTAATCTTACTGGTAAAGATCTTCTAGGTTCTGATAAAAAATACTACGAATGTAAAAAAGTTACATTCAAGAATAAGGGTGGAATGTCTGTCAGGAATGTAATTGTTAAAAATGGCAGAGGAAACTCAGATCAAGAATTTAAACCTGCTGACTATTACATCTTTGTAGAACCTCTAAAGAGAAAAGCATGTTGCGTCCCTGGCAAGATGCTCTACAATATTCGACAGACCAAGACAGATGTGAAAGCGCACTGCAACCCTGAAGCAAAACATTTTTTCATGTTTGAAAATGATCTTAAGGGCAAAGAACTTCCATTCAGTTACAGGGACTTCTTTGAAGAAGACGACAAGCATCTGTATGATTACATTAAAAGCTTCTCTTAATTATGAAATCTTTGAAAACTCCTCTTCGTTATCCTGGCGGTAAGTCCCGCGCATGTACACGTATGGCACCATACTTTCCTGATCTTCGGGAGTATGATGAATTTCGCGAACCATTTCTTGGTGGTGGTAGTGTTGCTATCTACATGACCAAGAAATATCCCCATCTTAAGATCTGGGTCAATGATCTTTATGAACCTCTTTATAACTTCTGGATTCAACTTCGTGATCGTGGTGATGACATGAAGTATAAACTTCAAGAACTTAAATCAAGGTATCCAGATCAAGGATCTGCTAGAGGACTTTTTTTGGAGTCGAAAGATTATCTCAACAAAAAAGATGGAGATCTTTTTTGGAAAGCAGTTAGTTTCTATGTTGTTAATAAGTGCAGTTTCTCTGGTCTGAGTGAAAGTTCTTCATTCTCAAAGCAGGCATCTGATAGTAATTTTTCGATGCGTGGTATTGAAAAACTCCCAGAGTATTCAATGATTATCAAAGATTGGCACATCACCAATGTTCATTATGATAATCTTCTTGATGAAAATTCTGAGCGTAGGGCATTTCTTTACCTAGATCCTCCATACGATATCAAAGATAATCTGTATGGAAAGCAAGGAAACATGCATAAAAGATTTGATCACGATACTTTTGCCTTGGATTGTGATGGATGTTCTTTAGATTCTATGATCAGTTATAACTCTGATCAGTTGGTTAAAGATAGATTCACTCGATGGAAAGCAGCAGAGTTTGATCTTACATATACCATGAGATCAGTTGGAGAATATATGCGTGATCAAAAAGAACGTAAAGAACTTGTTTTGATGAATTATGAAAATAGAAGTAAAGTTATTTAAGGCAGGCACGGTATTCACCGAAGAAGTTATTGCAAGAGATTATCAGGATGCTAGAAAGGTCGCACTTGCAAGAAATCCTGGATCCACAGTAGTTAGTGTTACTGCTATCTTCAAATGAGACGATTCTGGCGATTATGGTCTAAGGCACTTGGTCAGAAAGAAGGACGCACAGATAGAGAAGCAAATGCAGTTTCTCTAATACGAACATTCATGTTTCTTAGTTATTTTGTCACAAACTGTTTTATTATTTCTGGAGTGATCAGACATTGGAACTGAAAGATTGGTTGAATTCTATTAATCAAACAAAGAAACATCTGATTGATGAAGATCCTTCTGTAGAGAAGGAATATCCTCCTTACATCATCAATAGATGTTTCTCTGGGCATATTGATACGATCATGTATGCCAATGAAATAAATCAGTATCACTTTTTAGATAAAAAGTTGCAATATGATTTTCTTATAAATATTGTGAGGAAAAAGAAGAGATTTTCTCCCTGGATCCGACAAGATAAGATCAAAGATCTTGATTATGTCAAACGATACTATGGTTATAGTAATGAGAAGGCAAAACAAGCTTTGAAAATTCTTACAGAAGAACAACTTAATTTTATTAAATCGAAATTTGATACTGGAGGAAGAAGATGAGTGTCGTTCAAGAACCAGAGGTTAAATGGTCCCCTGAACAGATGGTAGAAGTGGTTCTAAATGAACCTGATGATTTTTTGAAAGTTCGTGAAACATTGACTCGTATTGGTGTTGCATCTAGGAAAGAAAAGAAAATCTATCAGTCCTGTCATATTTTGCATAAGCAAGGTAGATATTACTTAGTTCATTTTAAAGAGTTATTTGCTTTAGATGGTAAATATGCGAATCTGACAATCAATGATGTTCAGAGACGTAATAGGATTGCTCAACTTCTTGCTGATTGGGGTCTCATTGGCATTGTA